ATAGAAAACAAAAAAGCAGAAATATTATAATTTGTAAATAAAAAAACTAATCAAAGTTTACTTAAAAAAATTAATGATATTTTAAGTGGTAAATATGAGGATATAAGTTCTGGAAAGAAAAAAGCTTATAAAGTAGACGATGACACAAGATTAAGACTTGTAGATATAAAAAACAGAATAGGTAAATTATCACTAAAAAATGCAACAAAGCTAAAGAAAGAAGGATCAGATATTGAACAAGAAATTACTGATTTAGAATCAGTTACTTTTCAAACACCAGAAAACAGATCAGATATTGCAGATTTAAATGTAGTGTTAGATTATTTAAATTCTGAATTAGGAACTGATATTGACGGAACTAAAACAATTGCATTACAAGGAGTTGTAAGTAATCTTAATGAATTAATTGCAACAGGTAAAACTGTTTTGCAAGCAGAAACATATGCAAAACATTTACAATATGTTGCAGATTTTGAAGCACTTTATTATGATGTAACAGGGAAACGTATTAAAACATACATAGAAAACCCTAACTTTGATGAATTTGAATTAGAATCTAATAAAAATTCACGTTTAATTAAAAATCCTGAAGCAGTTAAAGCTCTTAAACTGGCAACTATAATTTCTCAAGCTAAAATAGATGCTAAAAAGAAAAACGCACTTAGAATATTTAGAAATCTTGCGAGAGGAACGAGAGAATATATCTATAGAAATAGTGATTTAGGCACATGGATGGGTATAATTGGAAAAATGCCTGGTGAATTAGTAGGTAATGAAACGCAAATCAGAACACAATACAAAGTAGATGCAGGAACAAGAGAATATAAAGCTCGAAAAATGGCAACTACATTAGCTATAAATGCTAAATTAGAAAATGTTTATGGAAAAAATTGGAAAAAACTTTCGCAAAAAGATTCAAGTTTACAGCCTATAGGTATTTTCTATGGTGATTCTTTAGATAATTTAGAATTAAATGAAATGAGTCAAAATCAAATGGCTTATTTAGTTGCTCAATATAAAGATCCTGCTAACGAATCTTCATTTGCAAAAAAATATGGATCTGATTATATACGTATAATGAGTGAAATGGAATCTAAACTTAATAAAAATGTTAAGGAAATGTCCAGGTGGCAGGTAGAAGAGTTTTTCCCTTCTTTGTATCAAGATTATAATGATGCATACAAAAAAATATACAGAACATCAATGCCATGGAATCAATATTATGCTGGCAGAATATATAGAGAAGGTAGAAATACAGAGCAAGACATAATGCAATTAGTAGTTGATGGTAAAGGTGGTATGGATGCATTTGCTTCAGGAGCAGCTCCTGCTTCTACTAAAGTTAGAATATTAAATTCTAATCCAATTGCTGATATGGATCAAATGGGAATGCTAACTTCTTATGTTAATGACATGAATTATTTTGCAGCTATGGGTGAAACCATAAATGACATGAATAAATTGTTTAGAAATAATGATTTACGATCTCAAATAGAAGCAAATTTTGGTACATCTGCTTATAAGAGTGTTATGAACATGATAACTAAAATAGGAAACAGAGGAGTAAGTGGTGAGTATAATATGGAGTTTATAAATAACATTACTACAAGTTTTGTAATAGGTAAATTGGCAATTAACCCAACAATATATATAAAACAATTAACATCAGCACCTGCATTTGCTGCTTTTATTGGTGTAAGAAATTGGACAAAAATTGCTGCCATGAACATAACTAAGTTTAGAAGCGAATGGACAGAAATACAAAAAAATTCTGTTTATATTCAGGATAGATATGGGGAATCTATATTAAGAACTTTAGAAACTTATTCTAAAAAAAATGTAGAAAGTGTTCTTCCTTCAGGTTTAACAGGTAATGTAATTGATATTTTTATGTATTTAGTTAAACAAGGAGATAAAGGAGCTATTTTGGCTGGTGGAGTTCCTAATTACATTTTTTATAAAAATCAATATAGAAAAGCTAATCCACAAGCTACTGAGCAAGAAGTTATTGATTTTGCAATTATAGGTTTTGAAAGAGATACTAAACAAACTCAACAATCAAGTGACTTGCAAGATAAAGATGAATTTCAAACAGGAAGTCCTTTTGTTAGAGGATTAAATATGTTTCAAACTTCTATAAAACAATATTTCAGACAAGAATTAATGGCTGCAGTAAATTTATATAGAAAAGCAACTACAGGAAATAAACAAGGAAAAGGCACAGTTTGGGAAAATACAAGAAGATTAATGATATTTCATTCTTTATTACCTTTGGCCTTTCAATTTGCATCTTCTGGTTTACCAGGGATATTAGCTCCTTGGGATGATGAAGATTCTGAAGATTTATTAAGAGCTGGAGTTTTAGGAAACTTAAACGCTATATTTCTTATGGGGCAACTATTTACTTTTGCAGGAGATTATTTTACAGGTAAGCCATGGACAGGTCAAAGTTCAGGCTCAATTCCTATTTTAGAACTATCAGCTAAGTTTTTTGCTGATATGACAAGAGCAGATAAGTATAATACAAGTCCATTTGATAAAAATGGTAAAGCACGTAAACCTGAAGCTGTACAGAAAAGTATAGATGGAAAAGCAAATAGTCAAAAGAAAGCATTGTATAATCTTGTTAATTCTTTAGGTGTTCCTACAAGACAAGTGGAGAGATTAATAAATAATTCTAAGAAAATATTAAACGATGATCTTACTACTGCAGAAATATTATTGTATGTATTACAGTTTTCTGAATATGTTGTTGAAAGCTCTGAGGATAGACAAAATAAAAACAAAAAGAAAAAGAAAGCAACTAAAATGAGTATAAAGGATATGAAGCGTTATAATCCAGAAGCTTATATGCGATATTTACAACAACAACAAGCAATTAAAAATTCTCCTCGATATAGAGAACAACAACGACTTAAAGATTTGCAAGAAATGAGGAGACGACAAGCTTTAGACGAATATTATAGTAGACAATAATGGAGGAAGATAACGAAAGAATTATGATGATTGATAGTTATTACCTTATAACAGGGAGGAAATCTTTTGAGGAAATTTTAGAATTTAGAGAGGATGTTGCAGTATTGTTTCATCCTTACAAACCTATTAAATTAATGAAAGGTGACCCTTATGATTTGCTTATTGATTATTTCGTATCTACTGAAGAGTATGAAAAATGCCAAGACTTAGTAAACGCAAAAACGATTGAAAAACTTATTTGTTAATTTTACTTTGATCGACTAAAGGAGTTGGGTTAGACACATCTATAAAGTTTTTACCGTAATTATGTCTCTCAACTTCTAACTTATAATAATGAGCAGCCATCATTCCAACAACGTGAGAATCTGTAGGGAAAAAATATTTCCATCCTTTAGACATTCCTTTACTTATGTAATAAAAAAATCCCATTCCTAATTTTTCGGTATTTTTATTAAAAAAAACAATAGCAGTTTGATCTGATGTTGGTATAATTTCATATACCTCAAAAGATTCTTTGCTTACATTTCCTTCTCTATTTGGTTTTGAAAACCTTCTTGCTACTTCGTGAGCAAATGTTTTTAATTCTTTAGCTAAATGTTTATTCATAATTTCATCATACAATTTATAGCAGTGTGACCACCAATTACTACTCCACAAGCTATAGCTTGTTTTTTAAAGTTACGAGCATAAGCTGCAGCATAGCTGGAACTGTCCACACCACACCCCACCTGCATCGCAAATACTTTTAGTTTTTTTCCGACCAGCCACGAAACGTAAGCCTCGGTATGAGTATGTCCACAAACACTTGACATCATATTATTTTTCGCTTTGGTTTTTGCTTGTCCTCCTTCTCCATGCTCAAAAAGTACATCGTCATAGACTATAGTTTCACACCAATTCCATTTAGGAGTGCCTAAGACATCGTTATAAGACTTTATCCACTCCGAAGGTATTCCACCATTCATTGCCTTCCTTGCAGCCATTCTATCGTGATTTCCTATCAAAACATCAGCGACAGGAAAAGCTTCGTACCATTCTTGTATGTGTTCTTTTGCAAGTAACAGCTCATTCCCTGGTGAAAGACCAGATGGATCTGGCACATGAAAAGAAAATGCATGATTATCTAAAATATCTCCAATATAAATTACTTGATTGCAATTGTAATTGGAATAAACTTCTTTACAATGTTCTAAATATCCACTTAGCGTGAAAGGAGCATGAAGATCTCCTATGACTAAAATTCTACGTTCTTTTTTGTTTAAGTGTTCAAAAGCCTTTCTTTTGTTTCCAGAAAGTCTCGGTCTAATTTCATCTTCGTTATATTTCATCTGTTAAGGATTGAATTAAATCAGCAAGAATCTTTATCAAATTTTGAGCTTTCTTTTTTGCCTCTTCGTGGTCTCTCTCCATTAAATCTTCATATAACTCATCACCAAAGTCGTGAATACTGTTAGAAACATAATTAATGTGACTAATAGATTGTACGTCTTCTTTAGCAACTCTGGGCATTTATTTTAGATTCTTTAGTTCTTTCATTTCTTGTTTGAGTTGGGTTACTGTTAAAGATAACAAACTATTTGACTTTTCCAAATCCATTATTGTTTTTTTTATTAACATTAAATCAACGACTTCTAAACTATCATCGAACATGATTTCGTTTTTTTTGAACAAGTTTAAACAAGTGTCATATTTTAAACCTATAGCTGGTTTAAATTTAATCATATAAGGATATTCTTTTATGCCATGCATAATGGTTGCGTGTTTTTTTAAAAAATGTTTACCAATCTCGGTATAACCCATATGAAATTCTTTGCGCATTATAGTATAACATGTAGCTCTTGCTTCTATAGTTTCTGTTTCTCTGTTTTTATTATCTACATTAACACCAAACACATTGTTGGCTATATTTTTTAATCTGTTAACTTTATTTACACTCATGTGATTTTATGTATAAATTTAAATTTATTAAATCTAAGTATTCATCCATTGATATTTCTTTAATATCTGTGAAGGTCATATACTCAGAATCTGGTCTGACAATTTCAATAGCAAAAAATATAGGATCTTTGTCATACATTATAGTTCCTCCTAAAATATAAGAAACTAAATTGTTAGATGCAACTTCTATTTTAGTTTCTTCTAAATACTCTGCGATTTTTAAAGCAATTGGTAAATCAAATTCATCTTGTAATGCTTCAAGAAAAAAATCAGCTATATCATATTCTTTATCCTCTATAAACTTCTGTCTTGACTCCATGTTTTTTTAATTCTTTTAATCTATACTCCTGTATAGGAGAAACTTTGCCCTTAGGTTTTTTAACCTCACTAAATAAAACACCACAATTAGGTGGAATAGCTACAAGGTCTGGTATACCATTTTTGTTTGTTTTAATTAATTTTATAACATAATACCCTTCAGATTCTAATTGTTTTATTCTCTTAGCTTGAATTTGTTGTTCTGTCATATTTAATTTAAAGTTAATAAATCTCTTTTAAAATGGCTTAGTGTGTAATCTTTTTTCTTTATAACTGCTTTGTAAATGTCTTTTTCTATACCACCTTCTGCAAATATCCAATAAACATCACTTTCTAACCTTTCTTTAGTAGTCATTCTATCTCTTGATTGCCAGTAACTTGTAGCTGAAAAATCTATATTATAATACACCAAAGCTTTAGCATTTTTTAAACTAATTCCTTCTCTTCCACTAACTATTTGTAAAGCAATAGTTTTATTTGTAGAGTTAAACTCACTTAATTCTGTACACAATCTATCTCCATAAACTTCTTTTAAAGATTTAAGCTCTTGTTTAAATTTGTAAAAAATACCGATTTTTACATCACCAAAGTTGTCATTAATAAATTGAGCTTTGCTTAAATCTAAGATCATAGAATTACCTGACTCAAACTTTACTGTTCCTGAATAAATTTGATGTAATTTCATCATTAGTTTAACTGAAGTATCAGCCAATATAACATCCTCATTACCTTCCACAACTAAATTTTTCTTTAATTTGTTTGCTAACTCATAAGTAATAGGATTCATTTTTACCTCTAAAACGTGTTCTTTTGTTTCTACTTTAAATCCAGCTTCTTTTTGAGTATACGACAAAGTGTAAGGTTGCATTTTATGTGTAATAGATTTAAGACCATCGCTATAATCTCTGACACTAAATCCACCAATTGGCCTAATTTTTACTCTTACGTAATCTTCAGCAAATTTATAAAAACTTTTGTATAAATTAAACGGATTTCTTGGTATAGCATAAACTTGATGATATAGTTGACTGTAAGACTCAGGAGTTGGCGTACCTGAGAGTAATATTACATAACATTTGTTTTTAAGAATAAGACTCTTTACTTGTTTAGCTCTTTTACTTGGTTTAGGAAACGCTCCCATACAATGAGCTTCATCAAGGACAATCATATCCCATCCTTTTTGATCAATTTTGTGTAGAGACTCGTAATTAATAACAGTAATATTGTAAGATGGTTTTAGTAAGTTATAATCCTCTTCAATACTACTTATTGCTTTCTTTTTAGTAATAAATAAAAGGTTTGATACTGGCAAAAGCTCACTAACACCCAAGCTCGTGAGAGTTTTACCAGTACGCACCTCCATTGCAAGATACACAAATTTGTGAGCCTCCAACACAGGTAAAGCTTTATTTATTATTTCTATTTGATAGTTTCTAAGCTTCATAGTTTTAACATTCCGTTTGACTCTTTGCTATGTAGGTTAACAAATCTAATCCACTTCCCAACTGTATCTCTTCCCTCTTGTGGCTCACAACTATACTTATACACTGCGTAAGAGTTTAACCATTTGTAAAACCTTGTTCTACTTATAGTCATTTTACCACGTGTAGACCTATCAGGGTTTTCTTCAACAAAATCATTATACAAATCATTTTTATATATCTTACAATCAAATTTTAATTTATCTTGTGGAATTGAAGTTCCAATAATACCACACCATTCAATAAAATCATAACCTGTTTTCGCAGATAGTTTTCTTATTTTTAAATTAACAAATTCACTTTTTAATAAACCTTCCTCAAGATACTTTTGCAGGTTGTGTATCATGTAGTTATCAAACTGACACCATTCAGCATCATTCCACTCTCCAAACATTAATCTTCCAAATTCTACTAAAGGTGTAAATTCTTTTGTGTAATGTTGTGCTAATTCTAATTCCCACTTTCTTCTTTCAAAACTTGTACCTTCTCCACTTATAGCGTAGTTAGTAGTTATAGCAATCTTAGGAGATTTAGAAAATGGAATTCGTATAGCATCACGATTCTTTTTTTCCAGCATTAAACCCTCTGTAATTACACTAAACAATCTTTCAAAGTCAAAGTATTTTTTTACATCATCAAAACATAATATTTGAGTATCAGCAGAAACAGTTTGATAAGCAAAACTCTTTTCAAAATTAAAAGACTTACCATCAATAAATACTAACTTTTTCATATGACTTAATGCATTCATAAATAAACCTTTACCTGTTCCACCTTCAGGATTGTCAGTTATAACTTCATCATTTAAAATTACTGCTGGACAATAAGCTAAGTTTTTCCATCCATGAAGCATGTATCCAATTGTGGATTCCATAGACTTTATTCTTGATGAGTCTTTGCCACATATGTTTTCTATAAAAGTTTTGTAATTACATTCGCCTACTTCACATAAGTCAAAATCTCTATCTATAACATGATCTTTCCAAACGTATCCTCCTAAATCTATGTAATCAATCGTGCTTATGTTGTTGTACTTGATGGAAACTGCACAATTTCTATAATATAAATATGCAGTATCTTTTGTATCCTCAATAAAAAACACATTAATTGATGAAAGTAGAGTTAAAAACTCTTCTCTAAAATATCGTGTGCATTCTGCAAAATAATTATAAATGGTATAATCATCAATTTCTAATAAATAACTTAAAATATAATCTTTAATTTCTTTTTCAGAAGTGTGATCAATTAAGTTATTGGTTACTCTTACAAAAACATAATTTTTACTTCCCTCTGGATTAAACTTGTAAAACCCATTGTCTTCAAGAAAGTTCTTAAATAAAATATGAACTATTTTAATTGTTCCTTTTTCATTCTTACTCCAAAAGATATTGTTGTTATGTTCTTCTTCTAATTTGTTTATGACACTTTCAATTACATTGACCTCAATATTATCATCAGCTAATTGAGATCTAATTTCTTTTTTTGTGACTCCACTCAATAGTTTATGTTTTATAAGATTTACTTTTTCTTCATCCTCATAAAATTTTGTTCCAAAGTTTTGTTTTTGTGAGTAAGCAGATTTAATAGTCCTCATAACTTCTGAATTAGGAAAACTTTTTGAAGCAAATGAAGTCATAATATACTTAGCTAAATTTTCATTTACACCAAAATCATTAAATGCTGCTGCTAAAATGTATGCGTTGTTGTTACGTTCTCCAGCTATCATTCCATATTTTTTCTCCCACCATTTTAATAATATTTCTACTATTTTATTTTCATCCGTTACAGGTATAGTAACTACACCTTGTGTTTTAGAAACCTCTGTGTACTCTTGTTCAATAATTTTATCCCATAAACTTGCTTGTTCATTGGTATAAATTAAAGGATCATAAGATTCATAACATACTCTTGATATATTTTTTGATGTAGTATCAAAGTATTCTGAATCAAAATGCTTTTCTAAAGAATAGAAATAATTTTTGTGGTTTATTATATCAGTTGGTATTTTAATTAAAACTTTTAAACCTTTACCACTTGGACTTATAAATACTGAATAAACATAATTGTCTTTAGATATTTTTTCTTTTTCTTGTAGTAAAGCTTTTGTTGTTTTGTACCCATCAAAATCTAAACAAATAAGACCTGAATGTTCTATTAAAGATGTATCGTTTCTTTTTGTAAATTTGCCACTGAAACAAATTGCTGGTAATGACTGTTTTAAAACATTTCTTTTTGTCTTGTCTGATTCTTTCCTTATGGATTTTACTAACTCTTTTGTTGCACCTTCTTGAATTCTCGCTAAGACTACTTCAACCTCTCTATAAAAGGGTTGAGAAGTGTTTTTAATGTCTTTAAATATTGTTATTTCCATTTTATGTTGATTTTATGTTGATTTTATGTTGATTTAATTTTTAGTAAGTTATTAGTTATTAGTTATTTAACTATATTACTTACTTTTTATGTTGAAAATTAGTTAATATAATTAATAAATAAAAATAAAAGAGATAGTAATATTTATATAATATAGTATAAGGCTAAAAAATCAACATAAAAAAAGAGGCCATTAGCCTCTTTCTTACAATTCAGTATATAATCCCAAGTCTTTACTATATACTAAATTTAATTATTAAAATGGTAAATCTGGATCAGAAGCTTCTACATTATCTGAAGCAGTTTCAGTAGCTTGTTTGTTGTATGGCTCTTGTAATTTACAAGAAAAATACTTTTTCCCAGCTTTGCTTGTTGTTAACCACGCAGACACTTGGAAATCATTTCCATTTAAATCTTTGCCATTACCATTGTAATGTGGTTGATTGTTTTCTGCATTTTGATTTTCGTTTTTAAACAAAGAAAATGTTCCTGGTTTAATTTCATAGGTTGATTCATTCATAATTATTCTTTTATTTTAATTGTTTGTTCCAATTCATTTATTGTTGATATGATAATATTTGTTTTATCATTTATACTATTTGCAGACATTGGAACTTGAATCCACATAGTAGTATTTTTTTCTGTTAAGCTAATTCCTAACTTATTCAAAATTTGTTTAAAGTATTTCATAATGAATATATTGGTTAATGTTTTCCTTAGAGTCCTTTGAAAAGAAGCTGTTGTACACATTTAAGGCTCTTTCTACCTTTTCCCTACCCCTTTGTAGGAATTCAGGAGAAGGTGCGTATATGCCAAGCTGATGAGTTATTTTGTCTACTACATAGAATTCTAAAGGTTTTCCAAATAACTCTTGATACAAAAACGCTTGTGAATCATAATTATATTTAGATGCTGAAAATCTAAATTTTCTTATATCCGAACTTGTTTTAATGTCAATAATTTTATCAGGAGTAATAATGTCTGCTTTACCTTTCCAAGTAAATCCCATTATTTCTTTAATATTTGGAACTTCATATTCATTCTCAAAATTAAAAATACTATTTGCCATTTCTGTGTTGTTCTTCAGAACTGCAATTATTTTATCCAAATTTTCTTTTTCTTTACTTAACAACATCATTTCGTTGTCGTTTTCCAAAAGCATTTCTTTGTATAACTTAGTATTTCTACTTGATACATCAATAATTTTAAAGTTATCCAATTTATGTTTTTCTAAGATAGCAGTATGAAAATATCTGCCTTCTAACATTGCTTTGGTTTGTTCTTTGTCTTTTCTAAAAGAAGAAGGATCGTTTAATAAAGTATATATATCTGAATTTGATAACCATTGTTGGCCAAATTTCCCATAATACAATTTATCATCTTTAAGCTTCTGTATATTTATATTTTTATCTATCATGATTTTAAGGCTTTAGACAATTGTTTCTTAACATCTGTAGAAATAGTGTACTTAAAGTTTAGTTTTTTCATTATAACACTTAATGACTTTCCTTTAGCATCTTCATGGTTGTTCATGTAATCAACTACTTTATTCCAATTTTTATCTTTAAATTCTAAAGGCACTATCTCAGTTTCTGTTATTATAGCTTCAGAAGTATCTAATTGAAAATCAGTAACAAGTCTTTTAAATTCTTTAGAATCAGGAATTGTTTTCTTTGGTGTAGTTGTATATGCTTTAGCATCTGTATCAGCATCACTTATTATACCTAAGATTGAAGACAACATATATCTCCTAAAATATGTAATACCACTTCCTTTTGATTGATGTGCATTCATGCCTTTCATTGGGGATTCTGGAATCACTGCGTGTGATTTAAGACTCTCGCCACTTGGATGATGAAACACAATTGTAGTTAATCCATCTTCTTCAATTAATTGTGTAAACCCTAAATTATACTTTTTTAATAAAGGATTGATTTGTGCAATAATATGGTCAAGTTTGACGTACTTGTACCCATAACCATCTGTTTCTTTTAAAAGAACAGGACAATTTTGCTGAAAATCAGCAAGTGCTTTAAAAATGTTTTTTTTGTTTTCCATTTGTTTTAATTTAATTGATTTAATTTTAATTTATGTTTAGCATATTTATTCATTACATTATCTCTACGAGTTTTTAAATTCTGAATATGCTTGTCGTTTTTACGAGTGTTCATCTCTTCCTTCATTCTTATTTCTATAAGATTTAATTTAAAATTACAGTTATTTAAAGCTATAAGTAAAACTCCTTTTTTCCAACCATTGTTAAAAAAATAGGAGTACTCCATATTATTCATTTCTCTGTAATAATCTCCACCCTTTGAGCAATTTAATATTTCAGTTTTGCTGGGAAACCTTTGAATTTTTACACCAAGTTTTATTATAAACTCTCCTTTTTCGACTTTACTCTTAGCTGAAGATCTATCACTTGATGCTTGTTCAAATATTTCATCTATAGTAAAAATCATATTTCTTCATTAATTTTATCGATCATTTGTTCAAAATCTTTATCTGAATCAATTAATGCTTTTGCTTGTTTATATCCATGTATAATAGTAGAATGAGCGATTTTACATCCATTATCTTCCATAAACTTCTGGACATAAGACACTCTAATTGGTCTTTCTAAACACAAATAGTATAACAATTGTCTTGCATCAACTAAATCTCTTCTTCTTGATTTATCAAACATCTCATCTAAATTTAAATGAAATTGTTTTGCTATTGCGTGTGCGTACTTATCAAATATTTCTCTCTTCATAATTTGTTTATATTAATTTCATTTAATCTTTCTAATTCAAATCGCAAATGTGCAATTGCTTTATGTATATCTTCAATTGGTGTGTTGTGTTTGCGTGAAGCACGTAAACAATATGTAACTGCTGTACCTATATTATATGTACAATCAAAATCGCTTACTACATATCTTGCTTGATAATTTCTTTTTTTGTTTGTTCCTATATAATAAGTAGGAATGTTTTTTTCTTTTGGCATATTTTATTTTATTTAATTTAATTTATTAAAAAGAGGCTCTGTGTGAATATTCAAATTAATGTCTTTGTTAACACAGAATTAAGACTGCTACTCTCAGTCACCTTTTTAAAATAGAGGTAAAAAAAGAGGTAACGTAGTTACCTCCTCCTCATTTAGGCTGTGGTCACAAATAGACCCCCATTTAATAATCCTCTGATGGATTAACCTTACACAAAACAACACTAAAACTTCTGTAAAAGTAAGGTATTACTTTGTTATAACCAAGTTTTTTTGATATAAAAAACTCTCTAAACTTAATTGTTGTAGCCATCTTATATAGTCATAATTTGGATTTTTTCTAAGTTTTTCTTTTAATATTAAATCTTCTAATATATTCATATATGTGTGATTTTAAGTGTTTGATCAATAAACGACCTCCACAAATGACTTCTAAGAGACTTTCTCTTAGTAAGTGATACCTAAGTATCTCCAACTTTTCATTAAGTTAGTAATTAATTTTTTAATGCTGTTTCATTATTAAGTAGATTAATATTCCTAATATTCCTAAAAAGGAAAAAAGCGTTACTTTGGAATCGTCTTTGTATTTGCTCATAATTTTGTTTTGTTTCTGAATTTAAATCCTTTTAATTCTTGCTCATACATAATAGCATCATACTTTTCGTTATCCTCTAAAGCTATTTTTATTTTTGTATTGTATTGCTTTATTCTACTATTATATTCTTTTTTAGTTATCATTATAAATGTCCTCCTTGGTTTAATTTTTTACAGTCGTATCTCCATTCTTCATCTAATTCTGCTTCTTCAAATCCTTCAAGATCATATAGACCTGTGCCATATACAAACTCTGCCTCGTTTAGTTTCATTTCTATGTCCTCTCCCCATTTATCTTCATTAGCTAAAAGATAATCTACCAGATCTATTTCTTTTAAAAATGTGCCATCAATAGGTTCTACATACTGATAATCTTTCAAATCTTCATTATTTACTTCTAATTCTACTTCTACGTATTTGTGATAAACTCTGCGTACCATTACTTTTACTATCATTTTTCTATGTTTTTAATGTTTTGCAAGAATTTGGACTCTATAGATTCGTTCTAAGAGCTTTTCTCACACTAAGTGATACCTAAGTACCTCCGTTTACCACGAAAACCTCGCATATTTCTATGCAAGGCGTTTGTGGGTAGTTCTGAATTATATAAACAAGTGAATATTATTGTCTTTCAAAAACTCTATCACTTTCGAATCCGTAGTTGCTCTATGAAATATGGAGTTTATTTCCACTTCGTGATTTGGACTTAATTCCGTATCCACAGTAATTTTTAAGAATTTAAGTGGGTTTCCTATTTTACTATGTAGAACTCCATCAGATTCTCCAACACATATTATGAACGCATCTTCTTTATTGTCTGCCAAAGCTGTAACTACAGCTTCTATTTTCTCGACACACTCAAACTGTTGATACCACGTTAATTCACTACCATGATATACAGTTATGCCATCTTGCTCCCACTCTTGATCAAACAATCCTCTGCCTACTAAACTTCCTTTCTCTATATATCCATTATCAAGAAAATGAGTTAATTCCCCTCCTGTGTATTCATTACGTACTATAAATGTTAAGTCTTCTAACATTTGTTTTTTCTCTGTTGGTATCCCAACATAAATATCGCTTACATATCCCATAATTATTTGGTTTCTAATGTTTCGTTAATAAATAATACTATCTCATCTAACTCAAGTATTTCATTCGTTATCTTATCTGAATGCCTTAATAATTTTTCTCCAAATGATAAGGCTACTGGAGTTGCCATCTTGTTTTTAATCATTGTCTTAATTCTGCTCCTTAACTGTCTTAAGTCTTGTTTACAGCGTTTAACCATTCTTTCAGACTCTAAATAATCTCCCATTAAATCAGTGATCCTGTCAAAATCTCTGTCTTTTTGTGTTTCTAAATATCCCATGTTGTTTTGTTTTTAATTAAGGCATTATTGCCCTTTACCACCAAAACCTCCCAACCAATGAAGGAAGGGAGGCGTTGACTTGAGTTCTGAACTCTAACCAAATACTGTCAATACAATATTTAATAAGAGCCATAATATAAGGCAGAACATAACGCCTGCGAATGTGTCAAAAATGTTTTTACGATTGAATAAGTTTAAAATGTTTTTCATGTGTTTTGTTTTAAGTTGTTAATGTTTATATAGTGTTTGTTGATGGGTCTAATATATAAAGTCCTTCTTCGCAGTCTTTACATACAGTGCCATATTCGGTATCCTTAACGCTTGTAATTTCATCGCAGCTTTCACAACTAAACTGTTTTTCATCCTCCTCCTTGGAGAATACATTGACTACAGCTTCCGTTTTAAAGGTTTGTAAATAAGTCTTTAATACATCCTTGATTTGTTTTGGATGAAAGATGTTAATGTTTTCTGCTCCATTGCTTAATTCTGCAATTCTTCTTGCTACTAAAGATTGAATTTCAATAGTTAAAATAGTACTTGCTACTTGTCCTAACTCACGAACATTCTTGTTCGCTTTTTTAATTAGTTGATCATTGTTTAAGTGTTTCATGTTTCTTTTATTTAGTTATTATTATTTCTGTTAAATATACTTCTGCTTCCGATAAATACTTACTATTCTTTTCTCCATATTGAATCATAGCAGTTTCTTTATTTATGTTCCAAATTTTTTGTATTGTATAGTCATTACCATCGATAGGGTCTGGGTCATTCCATATCATTTTTTGTTGGTTCATTTGTTCAAAATCTGTTGCAGTAATACCCCAATTAGTTGCTGTTAAAGGTCTTTTCATAATGTATTTTTTATTAAGTTCGTATTTATCAATTAATCTTTCTAATTGGTCTTCAGTCAAATGATGAAATTCATCATTCATATTGTCGTTGTTGAGGTATGTCCCTCCACCTTGTCCATCATTCCAAATTGAAATACCCTTGACGTTAGTTGTACACTCGTATCCTAAACCTCTGCGAGTTTCAAAATACCTTGTTGATGTTACTTTCATATTATAGTTGATTTAAATTAGTAGTTGTAATTAGCTTTTATCCATTGAATTAATGTTGTCCTGTGGTCATCTGATAAGTTCATGTATAACTTAAAGAAGTTAGCAGTCCCACCTTTATCATTACTTCTATTATATCCACACCACTTATCTTGAAGGTGGTTAGCTATACGTGTATCATCGCTCCATACTTCAAGTATCCAATTGTGAAAATAATTATGTGCGAAATACATAACCTTGTTAGTTGTTTCTAAGTCAATTTTAGCTGTTGCTTCTTGGTAAGCTTTGCTTTGATTTGTGATTGTTCTTGTTATCATTATGTGTGTTTTTAGTTCATATCTCCTGCACTCCTTGTGCATAAGAAAATCAAATATAGTTAATAAGTATGTATAAAGCAAGTTTCTTTGTCTTTATATGCTTACACACAGTTGAGGACATATAGTAATTAGCTGGGTATCACTTAGTTACGTAGCTTGATTAAAGCTTTACTTTCACAGTCTTTTGTTTAGGTTTTACCTGGGTCGCACTATGACTAAGGGAAGGCTCTCCCTTTCTCTATATAGTAGAGGGGGGAAGGGATGCGTAGCGATCGTGGATCAATACGTGCATTAGGTAGGGATAACAGTACGTATAATACAGAGGTAGCTGTGCTTATAGGTACTGCCAGGCTGCCAGGCTGCCAGCAAATAAAAAAGGTAAAACATTTGCAGAAAAAAGTTCATGTGTTCCTCTAAAGCTGTCACAATATGACTTTGGAATTTGGGGGGGTCAACCGTATATCCTATAATAACCCTATACCCCTGGGCATCTAAAAAAATTTTATTATCTTTACAAAAAATATTAGCATGGACTTAAACAAAGACAAAAAAATTTCTGATAATGTAGAAGGCCTCTACGTACAGAACGGTAGATTAATTAACGGAAGACCAAATGGTATGTCAGGAATTGAAGAAGCTTCAATGTACAGACAGCAAATGAAAAAACAATATAAGATCGATTGTATCGCTGATGGTATTGAAAGAGCTAAGATGAGAATGAGTGGTGACAGGGATATCTTTGAGTATTAAAAATTCCACATTTTGTTTTGATTTGAAAAGTAGGATTCTATATAGAGTCCTATTTTTTTTTGCTTATGTTTTATAATTACCTGAATAATGTTAATAATATGTTGATTTTATGTTGATTTTTTTTTACTTAACTATTTGATTACTATTCTTTTATATACTATTTATTACTTTAATGTTGATTTAGTAGTATAATTATAATAATAGAATAATAGTATAGTAGTAAAAAGTATAGTAGTAGTAAAGTGGAAAGAAAAAACTAACATACTAACATGCATTGTAATATTAATTTATTATATTTGTTTAAACAATTAAATTTAATTTACTATGAGTGCAGCAGGATACATTCCTAAAGATGTTTGTTTCGATAATGAAGGCAGACAAAAATTAATAGAAGGTATAACAATTATATCTAAAGCAGTTAAAAGTACACTTGGCCCAGCAGGGCAAACTGTTTTAATTGAATCACCTCAACATACTAATAATATAACAGTAACTAAAGATGGAGTTACAGTAGCTCGTTCTATAGAGCTTCATGATCCTGTAGCTAACTTGGCTATACAGATGATGAAAGATGCAGCAAACAGAACTGCTAATGCGGCAGGTGATGGAACTACTACAGCTATTGTATTGACAGAAGCTTTAATAAATGCAGGTCAGGAGTTAATGACAGACGAGCATAATACTACTGAAGTGTTAAGAGCTATAAACAAACACAAGGAAAAAGTTTTAAACCATTTAAAGGTTAACTCAAAAAAAGTAAGTAAGAAAAAACTATTAGACGTTGCTACTATCTCAGCTAACAACGACAAGGAGTTAGGTAAGATTATAGCAGAGGCTTATAACAAAGTAGGGAAAGATGGAGTTGTTACAGTTGAGAAATCTATGACTGCAGATACTTATTCTGAAGTTACGAATGGTATAAAAATAAACAGAGGGTATACTTCTAACTTGTTTATTAATGATCAAAAGAAAGACGAGTGTATTTTAGATGACGTAAAAGTTTTAGTGTGCGATACTGAGATAAGTAATATTTTACAAATTGAAAATATTTTAAAACCAATTATTAATAATAGTCAGAAACTTTTAATTATAGGAACTTGTACTACCAATGTAATAAATACTTTGGCTGCTAACGTAGTTCGTAATGGATTAAAGTTTTGTAATATACAGCCACCACAGTTTGGTTACAAGCAACATGAGTTAATGCAGGACATCGCCTTGGCAGTTGGAGCAAAGTATTATTCTGAAAAGACTGGAGACGATTTGAGTTTAATGAGTTCTCAAGATTTAGGATCTGTAGATAAAATTATAGTAGGACAAAACTCTACTGTTATTTTAAAAGACAATATTAGAACTGAGGAAATTAATAATCGTATTAAAGAATTAAAATTTCAACAAGATACCACAACAGATGTTTCGCAAAAAACATTTATAAACGAAAGGATAGCAAGTTTGTCTGGAGGAATAGGATGTATTTATGTTGGAGGTAACTCAGATGTAGAACAAAAAGAAAAATTTGACAGAGTCGATGACTCTGTATGCGCTGTGCGCAGTGCAATGCAAGAAGGAATTATTGCAGGAGGAGGACAAGCTCTATGGGATGCATCGGATTCTTTACTTGATTGTAATTGTGGAAACAAAGATGCAAATGAAATTGTAGCAAAAACAATTTTAATACAAGCTTTAAAATCTCCATTAATACAAATAATAAAAAATGCAGGATTAGATTATGAAAAAATCACTGACTTAAATAATATTCCTAAAGACATTTTTATGACACAAAAGAATGTAGGGTACGATGTTAAGAATGAAAAATATGGCGATATGTTTAAGATGGGAGTTATAGATCCATTAAAAGTTACCAAGCATGCATTAAACAATGCTATTAGTGTAGCAACAACTATTCTAAGTACTAACGCAATAATAACTCATAAAAGAATATAATGAAAGCAATAGGTAAGTTTATAGTAATAAAAGCAATAGAGGAAGAACTAAAAACAGATTCAGGTTTATTGTTATCTGCAGAAGATGCTAATAGTTTTAGATATAGAAAAGGAATTGTTATAACTCCTGGATCAGGAGTTACTGTAATTGAAAAGGATAATGTAATATACTATGATCGTAACGCAGGGCATGATATGCTATTGAAAAACGAATCAGTTACTATTATTCAAGAAAGAGATGTCGTTGTAGTTTTATAAATTCGTTCATCTCTATAATTTTTAGACGATAAACTTTGTCCATGTAGTTGACGTTTTTTTTAAACAAAGGATTGATAGTAGGAGACTCTGCTATTTCTTCTCCATTTAATTTTCTGTATATAGTGTTAATAGCTATTTTACCTTTAAACGATAATTCATATAACGTAGCTTCTTTACCTTTTCTTTTTCTCCAAACAGAAATCCATTCATTTTTTAATAAAGAATTAAATCTGTTTACATCCCAAGACATTATTTGCTCAAAATCTTTAAACTTTGTTTTGTTAAAATAATCTTCGCTATATAAAAAAAACATCATATCTAAATCTGGAGTAGTCAAACCATATTTTGCTTTCGCCCAATACCTAATTACTCTCCAATATTTTAAATAATTGTGAGTAGGAATTTTCCTATCATAATTTTTTCTTCTCAATTCTATTAAATTAAATTTGTATCTTTGCTAAAATACAAAATTATGTCGGATAATAAAATGAGTTCTCGTTCTTCACGTAGAGTTAAGAGAAAAAAAGCTAAGATTGTTATAAAGACAAATCAAAACAAACAAGATACAGAGTACATAGCTAATCAATCCGCAGCTTTAAGAGAAAGGTTAGGAAACAATTCTTATGAAAAGCTAAGAACAGGAAAGGTAAAATTATCCAGTAGCGATGCTAAAATAGTAAGCAGAATAAATACTGCTTCTGAAAATATAAAAAGAAATAAAGCGAATATAAAAAGAAAACAAGTAAAAATAAATAAACTAAATGGCTAAACAAAAACTTGTAGATCTTTCAGGAGATGGCAAAATTACACGAAAAGATGTTTTAATTGGTAGAGGTGTTTTACCTGGATTGAATCAAAAATTAAGCATGAAAAAAAAGAAAAGGTAATGAGTAAATGTAAAGGATTGACAGGACAAGCTTTAATAGATTGTTATAAAAAACCAGGTGGTATAATTTATAATCATGAAAAGTTTTTAAAAAACGTGGAAAAAACAGCGACTGAGCGAGCAAAAAAGGAAAGAGCTAAGCATAAGAAAGATACAACAGCTACCACAAAGCAGGGGAAACAATTAGTTAGAATTTCTCAACCTTTAGCACCAACTCAATATAATAAATAATAACTAAAAAAAATAAACTATGCCAACAGTAACAGTACCAGGAATGGGGAAAAGACAATTTCCTTATAATGCAGTAGGAAAAGCGCAAGCTCATTCTTACGCAAAAATGATGGGTGGAAAAGTAAAAAACAACCCAGGATATCATAGCGAAAAAGCTATGGGGTCTAAAATGTACTAAGAAAAAATTATTATATTTGTTATTTAAAACTATAAATTATGCAAGGATACAATTCAAGACTCGATGAATCATTAGGTTCAAGAAACGGAAAAAAATCTCAATCTATGAAATCACGTAGAGATGAGTCAAAAGCAATGTCAAAAAAAATGTATGGACATTCTTATGGAGCAGATTCAGGTATGTCTTACAGACATTCTCAATCAATAGTTAGACACGATCATTTAAGATAGTATGGCAGCTTTTCCTGAAATTAAAAAATCAAGGCAAGGATCTTTTACTAAGTGGGCAAAAAACAACGGATTTAAATCTGCTTGTAGTGCCGCTTCCTCTGTAATGTCTAATAAAAATAAATACTCTAAAAAAGTAGTGGCTATGGCTAACTACGCTAAAAACTTTGGCTGTAGTAGATCGTAGATAATTTAATCTAAATTCAATTACATGACAAAGAAAAAAGAAAAAAAAGTAGCTAAAGCTAAAGTTGAGAAACAAGCTATAGTAGAAATAAACATGGACACATCAACTCAAACAGTTTTTGTAAAGCCTAAAATAAATTACTTGCGACAAGCAGGTATAAAATAAATAAATGGGAAAACTATTAATAAGAGCAGGACAATGGATTTCAAAAACTTGGAACAAATATTGTTGTTTACATAATTCAATTATGTCAAAACTTATTATAAAAGTAGACAGTTGTCCTAATCAATTATGTACTTGTAAGAAATGAAAAGAACACCATCAAGAGGCTTAGGTGATTCTATAGAAAGATTTACTACAGCTACAGGAATTAAAAAAATAGTAGACACAGTTACAAAAGGTGGGTGTGGTTGCAACGAAAGAAGAGACACTCTTAACAGAGCGTTTCCATATAATAATTAACAAGAGATTTTTAACCCTCTAAAACAAAAAAATGGCATACCCAAAAATTACCGTAAACACTGGTTTAGCATTACAAATAATATCCAGTGATACAATCCTAATTCCTTCACCAGACTTAACAACAATTTCAGGTACTGCAACAGGAGTTGCAAGCGGAACAGCAAATGTAAATACAGCATTTGCATTAGAAGATACAACAGCAACCTTTTTAGCAGCAACACCTCCACTACCAGTAGTAGTAGGGGATTTAGTTATTCAAGTAGCATTAGGTGCTGGAACAGCTGCAATAGCACCTATTACAGGAACAGTAGTAACTTTAGGAGCAGATATATTTCCATTAGGAACTGAAGCTTATGCTATTGTTAAAACAAATCATTTAATTGTAAGTGGAGAAACATTTGTAACTAAAGGAGTTAGTGTAGGAGATGTTGTTTATAATACAACTGCAAATACTACAGCTACTGTTACTGCAATAAACAATGAAGTAGATTTAACGCTTTCAGCTGATTTATTTGGTGGAAGTGCTACATTCAATGACAACTACAAAATATTTTTAGCAGGTAGTCCATTAGGACAAAGAGTTATAAACTCTGCTGAAGGATGTCTTTTATATGTAGGCTCAAAAGAAACTACAATGACAATTGAAAAATCTTATGTAGATGTAAAAGTTAAAACAACTGCTGGTAGTGATGTAATATTTACTAATTTTCCAGTAGGAGAATATCTACCTATTCAAGTGTTGCAATTGTTCAGTACAGGTACTGATGCAGAAGCACAAAGTAATTGTATAGCAATCTGGTAATATGACGCAAGAAATTGGAGAGCAAACTAAAATTACTCTTGATTTAAAAACTATAGCAATGATAGTGGGATTTACAGTCTCACTATCTTCTATGTATTTTATCTTACAAGCAGACATTGCTCAAGCTATGATAATGCCAATGCCTGAAGTTACTAAAACTGAATTTACATATAAAGATGAGATTATCCGACAAACAATAATGGATACTCAACAAGATGTTTCTGAAATGAAAGAAACTTTAAAATTATTAGAAACTCGAATATTTGAATTAACAAAAGACAGATGAAACTATGGTTATTGAGTTTGTTGTTTTTACCCTTAATGGCTAATGCTCAATATAAAGAAGGTATAGTTGTTATACAATATTCTGCTAATTTTGTTAAATCTTCAGAAATAAATTTAGATAATATAAAAGGAGCTGAACAATTAAAACTATATTTAACTGATCATCCAAAAATATTTGTTAAAGAAAAAATTAAATATTTGCCAACTGTAATTTTATATCATAATCAAAAAACTATTCTGCGAGTAGAAAGCGATATAAGTTTAAAACTTCCACAAAACACATTAGACACAATACAATAT